CAAAACCTCATTTACTTCACTTACGCTAATTGCAAACGCCCCTATGTTTAAACTATATACTCCAAATATCTTCAAATCATCCATTATCTTATTTTATAAAATAGCCAAGCCTTTTCATCTCTTGGTTTACATACTACCATCGTTTCATTCCCTACATAGTAACAAAGCGTATAGTTGTCTAAGGTGTCTTTTCTTATTATAAACATCTCTTGCTCTGTAACCTCTATTATGCCTTTTGCTAATGTGGTTTTGTCTTTGGTGAATCTCTTAAAGGTGTTCTCTGTTATAGTTACATACTCCCCCTCTTGGCTAATCCACAAACCTGAAACATCTTGTTGGGCAAATGTTAAGGTACTAAGCAGTATAAAAATTAGTTTCTTCATTACTTAAATGCCATATAGATGTAGGTATCAGTACTATCGTTTATATGAATAGAATTTGAATTACCTATTGTAAATCCATTTGATATTGGTGAAATAGTAGCTGTTGCTGCTGATGCCTCATCATCACTTGTGTTTGCTTCAAGAAACAAATTAATAGTACCATCACTATCTCTAACTGCATCGTACATCATCCAATTTGCTGCTGCATCTATATTCTTTATCATTACAAAAGAAGGCTGAAAACCTCCACTACCAGTTGATGTGTCATCATCAGTAACGTATATAGATTGACTACTTCCGCTACCCTCATAACTCCCTATCTTACTATATCCTGCAACTGAATGCCAACAGTAGGCTATTAAATTTTCTCCACTAGTTGCACCCATTTGACCATCATAACTATAAGATGGAATTGTTGCACTTGTGCTATTTAACAAAACAACACTACCCCCTTTTAAAGTGAATGTGTTATTAGACGTTGAATTTTGCTCTATATTTTTATGCCAAGTAATCCAATTGTCAGAGCTGTCGTTTAAATTTTTTACAATTAATAACTCTATGGGCGTATTTAATCCGTGCCCTACAGTTGTACCGCTAGAATTGCCCCCCGAAAACTTCACAATACTAAACCCAGCTTCTGTATTGGCACTAACCTGACTGTCGATACTACCTTGAGTGTTTAATACCGCATCAGCATTTGAGCCTTTCCATACCCACGCTACGTGCGATTCATTATTTCTGCTAACAAAATCTCCATTACCTATTATAAAACCATTAGCTTCAAAAGATTGAGTATCAAAGGTGTCTGTTGATTCTGCGTCATCTTCATTTGGAAAAATTCTTTTACCACCACCTCTAACAGAATCGGCTAAACTATGCCATTTGCCACTTGTATCTCTATTTTTAATCCAAACTAAATCAGGTTGGAATCCTACATTAGAAATATATTGACTTGCTCCTGTACCCTCATACAACACCGTCTTAAAGTTAGACGTATCTACTTCAGGTTTTTCGTTGTATAGTTCTGTTACTTGGCTTGATGAAAGGGCAGCATCGTAGATTCTTACTTGGTCTATTGAACCATCAAAAAATTCTAAATTAGAGGCAGTATAAGAAAATTGACCTATCCAAGTTGGCCGTGTAGCTGTTCCTGTAAATGATTGAGAACCTGTCAATACAGGTGTTGTATTTCCGTCTATATAAACATTATATGAGCCATTATTTAATGTCATAACTACGTTATGCCAGTTTCCATCTGCATAATTAATTGTACCATCAACACTAGCACTTAAATTCAATCTTATATATCCATTAGAAGTTAATCCTAAAAAATAACCTGTTTCTCCGCTATTTGCACCGCCATTATTTATTAAAGCAGCAGTACCACTATGTCCTGCTGTTTTAAACCATAAAGAAACACTTATAACAGATGAATTATTTGAGGAATTATTTCCTAAATCTATCTTACTACTACTCCCATTAAACACCGCCGCTTGACCAAAACGCCCAAACCTGTATTCTATATTATATTCAGTACCATCATTTGTTCCTTTAGAATCCTCTGCTGAATTATCTAATTTGTAGTATGCAGCATTTGTTGTAGGATAATCACTATCAGTCGTAGTTGCAGTATATACACAAGCGGTTTCTGCGTAAAGGGCAGACACTTCTCCATTTGTTGTTTCATCTAACGCTTTAGAGAATATTCGATATTGGTCTAAATCAGCATCAATAGAACCACCGCCATTTCTTCCACCTAAAAGTTGAGTTGAACTTATAGTCCCCGAAGTAGAGGCATTTAAAGTATCTGTTCCAATACTATTTCCGTTTAAAAAAACCTCAATAGCTTTAGTTGATGCGGTATAGGTGTACACTATATGATACCAAGTATCTACCGATGTTGATGCTTGTATCTCTGTGTTATAGGTTGAAGAATAATGAATTGTTCCGCCAAAACCTCTTTCAATCGCAAATGTTGATGTTCCTCCACTATGATACACATATAAATTAAACGGAGGAGATTGTCCAGATAATCCCGAAGATATAGCTTGAATTGAAGAAAAACTATTAAATTTTACCCATATTGAAAAAGAGGCACTTGAATTGTCAGTAGTAGTACTTAAAAAACTATTGTAAGTAACATAAGCACTCCCATTAAACCTAGCTCCATAGTTTATTTGACCATCTACTCCGAAGTCAACGTTGGTAGGTGTGCCGTCATAGTTACCACTTGCATCAGAAGCATCGTAGTCAAGATTGTATAATGCTACACCACTTGAATCACCAAATATGTCAGCAGTATCGGTAGTACAAACTGCTGCACCACCTGTATTAATTAATCTTTTGCCTAAAGCCATATTTATTCTATTTCATCAGATGGGAAAAACTGTACGTTGTATTGCAATGCAGTCTTGTAAGACTTCTTAGCGTTTACCTCTGCTTCCAACCTATCGGCTTCTGCCAAGATACCTGCTCTTTCTGTTGCAACGTCCGTATCAATATCTATATCCCTTTCTGCTTTTCTTATAACTTGCCAATCAGTAGGCTCTAACATTTTACCTGCCTTAGACTTAATCTCTGAGATTTTACTTGCTTTGATGTCGGCTATCTTATATCTCTTTTCCGTTTCGCCTGTTGGTTCGCCATCTTCTCCGATAATAGCTACATCTTGATTAAAATCAATATTACTAACGTCATACGTTACTATTTCATTTTCTGAATCAAAGTATAAGCCACCTTTTGTTTGCGTCTGTGGGTCAAAACTTGGCTTTACAACATCGTAGAACCCTGATGACTTTAATGTTTCTTCATCAGCACTCCTGAAGTTTAGAATTACACTACCATCTTTATTGGTAAATTGAGAAGGTAAACTTCTATATACTTGTACTTGTCCGTTTTTAACTCTTGCTTTCATAATTAAGGGGTTGTGTCTGCTACAAAGGTGTTAATAGAATAATTTACAATTGCTGCTGAATCTGTGTCATCAACACAAACAACCTGAATTAGGTTAGTAGCAGAGGTATCTAAGTCTGAACTACCTACTTTATTTATTGTAGCACTTGTAAAATTTGTTGCTAGTGTTATAACAGCACTAGTTAGAGTCCCAGATAAAACTATATCAATCACCTGACCAAGTTTCATATTTTGAATTGTTAAGGTTGCAGTAGCTATATTTCCTGTAAGCAGAAAAGTTGTTGCTGCAGATGCGTCTAAGTTTTGACTGCCTGTTGCTGTGCTTGTGGCTTTTGCAGTATATCGGTTTTCAAGTTTTGCGTGTGTTACACCGTTATCATTTAAAGATATGGTAACTGCTCCTGTAGCTTGATCCCTTGCTATTGGAGCGGTTGCGGTTATACTACCCACATCACCAGCATCATCTGAATACAGTTCTGTAAAGTTATCATTTACTTTATCAAAGGCACTACGTAATTGATCGCCTGTTCCATCATTAGCGGTAGTACCTATATTAATTGTTTGCTTTGCCATCTTTTAAAAATTAGTATTGTGTTGCATCTGCTCTATATTGTGTTGTGTCTGCTGTTTCTTTTGTTGTGTCTACTGTGAAATAACTACCATCAGCATCAAATGGATAAACACCACCCCAACCATTTGTAGCATTTACTTCACCAAACCAACTTATACTATATATTATTCCAAACATTCTGGTTGACTATCTATTTGAATTGAATTTAAATTAAACGAATCACCAAAATAGGATACACAATATATTTCACCCCAATTTATAGTATTCGCCATATTATATCAATAACTTTTTTGTGTTTTTGTTATATGTATTTTATTAAGGTATTTTTTTAACCTTTCAATATTATAACTTTTTGGTTTATATGTTCTTTTTATAATACCCATCCTTCAAATGATGCGTCCTTATCAGGGTAAACATCGTCATTATTGTTAGTATAATATTTTGGAAATTTACTTGAGGCATTAAAAGACATATATTCAATAAACCTCTCAGTATAGTATTGGGCAATATTTCGTTCTTTTTCTATTAAAAAATCTATTTCGTTTTTATCTACGTTTTGTGCGTTTTCACTACTGTGTTTAAATACACCCTTATTAGCGATTGTATAAGCTGCAAAGGGTAAATATTCAACCATTGCCCAATGTATCAGCATAGGCTTTATATAGGTCGTTACAAGTGCTAAATTATCCCCAGCTAAACTACTGCCTTCTATGTGTCCTTGTAAATCTTCAAATAAGTCAGTACCTAAATAGTTTTGTATGTGTATGTCCTGTGCGATTTTAATAAATTGTATAAATTTATCTGTATCTACATTACCATTTACAGCAGTAAACTTTACTAAATCTTTTCGTGTTATGAATAATCCCTCTGCCATATCTTATTTATTTACAAAGCCTTGATTGGGCATATCTTTAGGTTTCATTGAAACTTCTTTTTCGTTTATAGGGTTAAAACCTTCTTTTCTTGCTTTATTTGTAGAAATGTTTGGTTCTTGATTTGCAAGATTGCCTTCTGTTTTTCCACGATAAGTTTGTCTTAACCATTTATGATGACAATTACCACCTCCTTTGAACTTCCAGATAGAATATGTGGCAGCACCGCCTAAACCCCATCCTTTATTTACAGGTCTTTTGCCCATATTTATAATATCTTCTTTCCTGTATAGCTTGTTTTGACTTGTCATTAATTTACAAAACTTTCTACTGTTAGGGGAAGTTGTATTTGGACTGTACCTATAACGAACTTTAAATTGTACTCCATCAACTTTTTTATCTTGTTTAGATTTTGTGTTTGGTAAAGCAGTACCTGTACTTGCTAAACCTATCATTTTGTCTAACGCTTCTTCTTGGTCATAATCTACCTCACGTTCATCTACTAATTCCCACTCGTCAAGGTTTTCATCTTCGCCAAATTCTTGAAGTAAGTTAAACATTTCGTCATCGTCAAAATCAAACTCTTGTTTAGATAATTTATGTTTTTCACAAGGCATATACCAAGTTTTACCATCAAAGTCGTGTGTATGGTAACCTTTGCATCCTAAATCCTTAGCCATTTCTTCGGCTTTTTCTTGTGTAGAATAAGCTAACCTATCATCTATTACTGCAATATCATTACTAACTACCTGTGAAGCCATTTTAACGCCTGTTTCTTCCTCCCTTGCTTCGTCTGTGATGGCATTGTCGGTTTCTATAAATTCAAGCGGCTGTAGTGTCTTAAAATACAATTTAAGGCTAATACCATTTACTGCAAGTATATCATCAATAGCATCAATTATTAGATTTTGGTAAGGTTTAATAGTTACGTTGTTAAATAACAAAGAAGCTGTACGTATTTCGTCAGCATTGTTGCCTAAACCGTTGTTGCCATCTCTAATACCTAAAAGTAAGGGTGATGTAATCCTGTGTGCTACCATTAACTTACCTGTACACTCGTTAGATAAATACTCATAGTGTTGTGGAGCATCTGTTAAGGGTATATCGTCTATAGATGTTTTGCTTTCTGCATTGTTGTTAAATGCTATAATTACTTTTTCACCTCTTGCTCCTGTCAGCTTGTTCATTACATCAGACTTAATCTGAAGTTGTTTGTCCCTGTCAGGTACGCCATTATTAAAGTTGACTACCTTAGTTCCGCTAAAACCATTTTGTACATCGTTAATAAGGTAATCGCTTATTTCACACTCAAGATCAGCGTAAGCTAAACCACCCTGATAATCTACAGGGCAATAGTAGTCATATCCAGAAACATACTTTTTAACCATTTTAATTTCTGGTTCTTTACCGTTACCAAATCCAAAAGCTGCAATACGTTTAGGCTTGTCGTTTGGTTTAAGTTTTGACCAATCATAAAAATAATAATACCCTTCTATATCACCATCTTCGTTACATTTTTCTGCACGTAGTGTTTGACGTGGAAAATGCTCTGCACGTTTTACCTCACCATCCTGATACAATACTTGAAAACTTGCTTCTCCTAATAGTTTTAAATCAAGTGCTATTTTTTGTAAACACTTGTCGTGAAATATAGACCTTAATGAAGCGTATTCATTTGTTTTTGTACTGCTGTCTAACGCATCTAAACCTTTTCCGTAAATCATTTGACTTACTCCGTTAATAATTGCGTTGTTTGTTGTTGAATCAGTAAACAAGCCTATTAGATAAGAGTAATAATCGTTATCTTCTCCATAATTTACCCAATCACGTTTTTTATCTTCTGTGATTTTAGGCTTATTATAGGATGATAAATTTATTATGTGTAAATTTTCCATTAAGCAAATATAAATTCGTTTGTTGTATCGTTAGGTGTGTACTGACTATTGTTTACTGTGTAATCTGCTACTGTTTGATTTGTACAGAATATTTTGTCTTTAAAAACCACATCAGCACCTGTTTTAATTGTAAGCATATAAAAGTTATCTACCTTTAAACCAAATGCTGCGTTGTATCTATTGTAGTACAATACCTGTGATATGGCAGTTGTGTTTTGATTGTAAACCGTTGTGTTGGTTTGTTCGTTTACTATTGATACATTATAGGTCGTGCCTGTTGTAAAACTTCTTGGGATAAAATCAAGGTTTTGGGCTGATCCTGTTTCTTGTAGTATAATCATATATATACAATAAAAAAACTTAAATTTTGTTATTTATAAAGCAAAAAAAAAGGGTAACATTTCTGCTACCCCTTCAAAACCAAAATTAAAACAGATTAAGAATTTGTACCTTCAGTAATTGTAATAGTACCTGATAAACCAGCGTAATCTACTACACTAAATGGGAAGTCTATATCTTTAGTATCTGAATCCATAAAGTTAGCAGGTGCAGTTTCCTGTGCATTTAGCGTTAGTGTATATCCGCTTAAATCGCCCATTGCAGCCCCTGTTACGATACTACCGCCATTTACATCAGCACCGTGTTCTGTACCCATCATAAATACATTACCATTGTAATCTTCTACAGCCACGTGTGGTCTGCCATAGGCAAGAAGTTTTAACTCTTTGTTATCTTCTTTGGTAAGTTTTTTAAGTGTTAGGTTTAGTGTTTGATCAAAAAACGTTGTACCGTTTTCTCGTGAGGCGTTAATAGTTTGCTCAAAACTACTATTGCCCTTTAATTCGTATTTAAACGCTGTAAGGTTGTTAGATGAATCTCCTGTTAAGTTTGTTATTTCGTCATTAGTTAGCGTTACCGTTCCTAATTTACCAAACGCAACAAAATAAACATTCTTCAGACCACCTACTACATCTTTACAAGGTTCTTTACGCCCAAGTGTTAAATCGCAAGCCATAAGTTATAGTATTAAAAAAGGGTAGGTAGGCACATTGGCTCACCCACCCTTTATGTTAGTTTATTTATTTATTAAGAGTAAAGTACAATGTCAGAACCAATGGCGTGTTGAATACCAGCAGTAAATCTCATTACAACTCTTACATTTTGACTACCGTCAATGTCAGCCATATCAATAACTTTTACTTCGTTTTGGTCTGATAAAAGACCTGTTCCAAAGAAAAGGTTAGATTTTTCAGCAGCTACCATAGTGTTTGCTGCAAGACCTGATGCTAATACAATATTGATACCATCAAAAGTCAAAGCACCACCGTTAAACCATTGTGTACCTTGATCGTTAGTACCAGCAGCACCTACATTAGTAGCAAAACCGCCCAACGCACGTACATAGGCTCTATATACATTAGAAGATACATATATAAACAAATCATCAGCACCATAAACAGCTTGTGGAATAGCATCTACTGTTAAACCAATTTTATCTACAACGTTGGAGGCGGTAACAGCCGCACCTGCACCCACGTCAGTTACATCAGCGTCAGCAAGTAGTGTAGTTCTAAATCCGTCAAATTGTCCATCAGTTGCGCTACTACCACCCCAGATGTTGTTTTCCATTCTTTGTGCTACTTTAGCTGAAACGTGTGCAATTAAAAAGTCAGAAAAACTTGCAGGTAGATCAGAATAAGCTGAATACCCCATAGAAATTGCTTCCCAATCGGACACAAAATCTTTTTTACAAAGTTGTAAATTAACCATAAATTCTTCTGGTTGCAAAATACGTTCTGTCAAGGTCAAAGTTGAACTTGGATCAAAGTCGCAGCTACCCCCTTTGACAATGTCATCAGAAGCTACTTTTTTCATCACTTCTTTAAATTTGATATTTGGCTTGATAGTGATTAAATCGTTAGCCAAAGTAGTACCACTTAGCAAAGCTGCGGACACGTATTGTCCTGCAAACTCACCAGCATAAGTAGTAGTAATTGAAGTTGTTGTTGCCATTTTATTATCTTTTTATTTGTTTATTATTATGATTCAGAAGCCCAGATACCTACACCGCCTGTAACATACCATTCAGTTTCAGCTACAGCTTTTAGTGTAACAAAATCTCCTTTGTTAGCAGTTGCTTTTGTGTTTATCCAGTCTTTATTTACAGTACCACTTGCGACTGAATCAGCAGCAGCGTTAGCAATACTTCCATTTACACCATCTAAAGCGTTTGGAGAAAGAGTGATAATATTGTTTCCATCTGCACCTGTGTTTCTAAAAGTAAATTCCATCCCTAGATTGTTTGAATCAATAAGAGGAAGTGTAATTACTAGAGCATCAGTTGCAATGTTGAATTCTGCACCTGCTTGATTAGCACTTACAGCACTAGAGGTAGTCAAAGTTTCTTGCTTTGACCTTGCTCTTAATACATCATTTGAAGTTGTTAGTATTGCTTTTAATGATTTTGTAGGATTCATTATAGACAATGGCACGAAGGTAACGGATTTTTTCAAAGCTATTTTTGATGACCCATTAGAAAGTGTTAAGCAATTAGGAGCAAGTATAAAGGCAAACATTGTAGAACGATTTGAAAGTTTCTTAGATACTCTTGGTTTTTTAGCAAGTGCAGTAAAGAAAGTTTTTAGTGGAGATTTTGCTGGTGCATTAGAAGATGTAAAAAGTGCTGGTAAAGAATCATTAGATGTTTTAACTGGAGTTAATGATGTATTTGATAAAGGTGTAGAGATTGTTAAAAGCAGTGCAGAAGCTATTTCAAATTATGCAAGTGAAACTGTTAAAGCTGCAAAAGGTAATGTAGAGTTAGCAAAATCAGCAGAATTAGCAGCAGTATTAAATCAAGGATTAATTGAAAAATATGACAGACAAGCAGAGCAATTAAGACAAATACGAGATGATGAAAGTAAAAGTATTGAAGAAAGAATAAAAGCTAATGAAGAACTTGCTTTAGTATTAGATGAGCAAGAAAAAGCAATGAAAGAAAATGCTGCTATTGCAGTTGCATCTGCTGCTGCTGAATTATCAAAGAATAAAGAAAATATAGAGTTACAAAAAGCATATCAAGAAGCACTTAATGAACAAGCAGCTATTGAAGCACAAATAACTGGTTTTAGAAGTGAACAACAAACAAATGCAAATTCTTTATTAAGAGAACAAAAAGAAATAATGAATGAGATTGCTCTTTTTGGTAAATCAGAAAGAGATAAAGAAAGATTAGAATTAGAGCAAGAATATGAATTAAATAAAGAGTTAATTGAAAGAGAAATTACAGACGATGCAGAAAAAAAAGAAAGATTACTTGCAGCAGAAACCGATTACAAGACTAAGTTAGCTGAGGTTAATAAAACATTTGCAGAAGAAGATTTAGCTATACAAACAACATTAGAAGAAGCAAAACAAAATATAAGAATGTTAGCAATAGATAATGTTGCAAAAGGGTTTGCATTACTTGGACAATTAGCTGGTAAAAACAAAGCATTACAAGCAGCAGCAATAGTTGGAGAAAACGCAGTTGGTATTGCAAAACAAGTAATTTCAACAAGAGCAGCAAATGCAGCAGTAACTGCTAAATATGCATTAATACCTGGAGGTTTAGCACTTGCAAAAGTAGAAAAAACTTTAAACAATGTTTCTCTTGGATTAGGTATAGCATCATCAGTTGCATCTACAAGTAAAGCATTATCAGCTTTAAAAGCTGGAGGAAGTGCTAGTAGTGGGGGAAGTCAAGGAGGAAGTGTACCAACTGGAGCATCTACACCACCATCATTTAATATAGTTGGTCAAAGTGATACAAACCAATTAGCAGCAGCTATTGGAGGTCAATCACAACAACCAGTACAAGCATATGT